ATGAGAATATCTTCACCATTACTAAATGATGCAGCACTACCAGAAACAAAAGCACAATCAACTTCAAAGTATGAAGTTTTGTCAGTTAAATTACTGATTGTGAACATAGCAAAGTCAGCAGAGTTTGCTTTATTTGTTACGCGGAAGTGACCTTTGATCAATGATGTTGAATCATCAATTGTTGCAAGGAAATTTTGAATGTCTGTGCCGCTTTGATCAACATAGTCAATCCAAAGTTTAGTAGCAAGAGTTACTGAACTGTCATTAAGTTTTAATGAACTATTGCCTGGATCGCTATCTGTGGTATTTGTTTGGAAATTATACTCAAACGTTGCACCACCAAAGCCGCCTTGTGCGCCAGTTGGACCTTCAGGACCTTGCGGTCCTTGTGGACCCTGTGGACCAACGACACCTTGTGGACCTTGTGGACCTTCTGGTCCTTGTGGACCTTCTGGACCTTGTGGACCAACGACACCTTGTGGACCTTGTGGACCTTCTGGTCCTTGTGGACCTTGAGGACCAAATACACCTTGTGGACCTTCTGGTCCTTGTGGACCTTGAGGACCTTGTGGACCAACATCGCCTTGAGGACCTTGCGGACCGATAACACCTTGAGGACCTTCTGGTCCTTGTGGACCTTGTGGACCTTGTGGACCTGGAACATTTGATACGCCAGATGGACCTTGAGGACCTTCAGGACCTTGCGGACCGAATATATGCCATGTTAGGAAACGCCTCCGCAATTAATATTTAGTCCTACGCTAAAATCTGTATCTGGTTCACCACCGTCATAAACTACAACACCAGCAAGAGTTGGTCCAGTTGGACCAGCAACACCAGATGGTCCTTGTGGTCCTTGTGGACCTGTATTACCAGTCGCACCTTGTGGACCTTGCGGACCAACATCACCATTGACACCAGATGGTCCTTGTGGTCCTTGTGGACCAACATCACCAGTTACACCTTGTGGACCTTGCGGACCAGCATTACCATTAACGCCAGCAGGTCCTTGTGGACCCTGTGGACCTGTGTTGCCATTCGATCCTGCTGGTCCTTGTGGACCCTGTGGACCAGCAACATTTGATGCTTCGCCTTGTGGACCAGATGGACCTGATGGACCAGTTGGACCAGTTGGTCCTTGCGGACCTGTATCACCAAGATCGCCAGTTCTTGCAAAAGTAATTAAAACATCATCATTGTTATTGAATGATGTTACACCACCAGAAACATATGAGCAATTTACGATTGAATAAATGCCAGGATGAGATGCAGATGAAATTGTAAACAATGCAAAGGCTTCTACGTTTGCCTTTAAACTTACTTTGAAGTGACCTTTAATTGTTGACGTTGAATCATCAATTGTTGTTAATAGATTAGTAATGTCAACTGCAGAATCATCAGCTTCGTCAATGTAAAGTTGAGTAGCAAGAGTTAAGTTGTTATTATTAAACTTTAAACGACCAGTGCCTGGATCAGTGTTGCCTGTATTTGAGTCGAATGTATAATCAACTGTAATGCCACCAAAAGATCCTGCAGGACCAACTGGACCAACAGGACCTTGTGGACCTGCTACACCCTGCGCACCTTGTGGACCTTGCGGACCTTGCGGTCCAGTGTCACCGTTTGAACCCGCAGGACCTTGAGGACCTTGTGGACCTGCAGAACCTGCTGCGCCTTGTGGACCTTGTGGACCTTGTGGACCACTATCAGCTCCAGCGCCAGCATACAGTTCAGTGAAGTTATCATTTACTTTATCAAATGCTTCACGAATTGTATCGCCAGTACCATCATTTGGTGCCGATCCAATATCGATTACTTGTTGTGTCATTTCTTATTCTCTTAAAAATTATCGTCAGCTGTCTTAGAACCAGTATCAACTCTAATGAGAGTAGAGTCAACTCTATCATCAAAGAAGTATGGTGTTTCTTGCAATACTTCTGTAAATCCAAATGCGCTGTCTGCATTCGCATTCATTGGGTCTGGATATATTACCTGCCTTGTGAGCTGATAATTTGGTGTTGTAAAACTTTGTATATTCCACGATGCATTTGATACTGCGCCTGTTATATATCTGCCAGTTAGAAGAACTCCATTTGTATCTGCAACAATCATCGTATTTGTTGTTTGATTCCATGAGCGCACAAATGCAGTTGAATTGGCTTCACTTAAAGTTCTACCCTCATAGACCAATTCTCCAATTTTAAATACTCCACTTCCAGTGCTAAACACAATTTCTTTTTGCGCTGTTGTGTTATATGTTGTGTCATATGTATTAGCTGTTGATTTGCGAATGATCTTAGACTCAGTTGTTGCGCCGTACATGTATCCTTTTGCAGTAAATGTTAACGTCCAAATAATTATACGAACATTGTCAGAACTTACACCAACATTTTCTAGATCTTGTGATACTGAATTAAGTACAAATGGAACATCAACTTTTTCTGATGGAATATCAACTAAATTGAGAGTCATAGTATAATCAGGTGAAAAGTAAGGAAGAATTTGCTCAACAATCTGAGTGCCGTCTTCAACATTTCGAACATATATGGAGAGTGTGAAGTCAAAGTTATATGGTGACGCAACAACATTTTTTACTTTAGTATTATCATCACCAACTGCAAAACTATTTACGAAGTTACTTCTTTTTCGAAGTGGATCATAGGTTATAGCTGTCATCTCAAAACTCATTCTTGGCAACGTCATCATTGTTTCATTTGCCAAGTTTGGATCTTGAGTGATACGCTCAAAGAATTTCTCTTTTTGAGCATACATTAACGGCACATTAATTCTTTCTATCTCTTGTGTTCCTGCTTTGTTGTATCTTTTTAATGTGATATTGTTGAACATTGTTCCAAATGCAACAACCATTTTGCGAGTGATTCGATGATAGAAATGCACATTTGATAACATTATGGTTCACCAAATGGATTGCTTTCACTAAAGTCAAGAATATTGTCTGCTTCTTGTTCAATAATAAAGTTGTCATCAAGTTTGTTACCAACTGCATCTTTGATCGGATCTGCTTCTGCTGTCACAGTCCAAATTGCACCACTTGATTTACCCTTTATCTGTATACCATCGGCAAAAACACCAAAGATATTTTTGAGTTTAAGTTTACGTTCTGGCTTATTCCAATTTGCAATCAGCCCCTTTGCAGTCGCTGTTGCAAACGATGCGCCCTGATAAACCCATTCTTGATCAACAAATGTTCCAGAACCGCCAGAGTCGAGCGTATACTCTAGAATCATCGCTTGTATATCTGAAATATTATCAATTTCACTGACGCCTGTTTCAAACAACTCGCCATTATACTTAAACGCTTCCATTGTCAACCCAAACATATATGGCGCAATCTTACCTGCTTGGAAGAAGTTCTTTTCTTCTTCTACGCCTTTGATTTCCATTATTTTCTTTTGAGTTGGGAGATAAACTAAATCACCTTCTTTTGGTAGATTATGTGTTATTGGATATTGTCGTGTTACAAGTCTTTCAAATGTTCGACGAGCAACAGCCATGCGCGCAACCTTTTGTATTTCTAAACCAAACTTACTGAAGAACTCAGAATTGCCTTCGAAGTCTTGAAAAGATTCCATGTACATGTCAACTTTAATTGCACTACGATAGCACTTCACTGGATCATCGCCAAATAGTTCATCTGTCGATGAGCGAGACTCTCGCGGAAGATAATAAACATCGATTCCGTGATTTCGAATTGATTCGATAATCAAGTCTTCAATCAGCTGTTGTTCAACTGATGCTTTTTGATTGTTAAAGTATACGCTGGTTGGCATTTTATCCTACGATAAAGGCAGTTGGTTCTTCATAGGTATCACGAAGTTTTTCTTCGAGCATTGCAACTTCTGTTGTGGCTTCATCGTAAATTTGCTGAGCATTGATGACGAGTCCACCAGGAAGCGTATAGTTACCATACTTCGAACCCAAAGATCTCCATACACTCCAGAATGAACTTGAGGGTCTACGATTCGATGACACTCAAATGCAATATATGCATTATCTTTATACTTGTTCCAATCCATAAACACTTTCAGTTGATGAACTTGTTTATTGAAAGTAAATGGAGGAAGTCCCGTTACGATCATATCAAGCATCGCTAGATGTTCGCGAGCAATTACATAGTAGGTGTATGAAGAGGCTGTTAGATTATAGAAATCGTTTAAGCGAAGTTGGTAATTAATATCGAACATGTTAAATCCAGTCGAAGATGTTGATGACTGGATTGAACCTGTGAATGGAAATACTTGGGATATGCCGACGATAGAATCAGCAAGAGTAATATAGGTGTTTGAGATGTCACCTGCAGTTACCTGATGCGCTAGATAGCAACGCTCAGTTCCGTCATAGTGATACGTGCGATACATGTAAAGAGCATCATCGATGCGATCTTCGAGCTGATCTTCATCGACATTGATATCAATTACTGGAAAACCGAGTTTTCTAAGACAATAATCCTTGAGTTCGGTACGAGATGAGGGATGCGCCATGGAGAACCTCGCTAATTATTGTATATTTAGTTTATGCAATAAGTCTCCCGTCTCTAGAACTATAGACTTTATCAGGATGCATATGCGCAAATTGCTCCCAATTTGGCTCTCCAGGAAGAATTCGACAAGTACACCATAATCATACCTTCGTTAATCGTAAATCCCCAGTATTCTCGAAAAGGATAATTGATAATACTTCGACGATAGAACGAAAAGATAATCGGAAACTGTTTTGTATTCTTAGCGTAATAGTATTGCTTGATTGGCGTATCTGATTCTTCAATCTTTGGGGGATGTTCGTGAAAGTACCATTCTTGTCTTTGCAGTACAACAGAAGCCATTTTAGGATCAGATTCTAAAATTTCGATCATATCATCTAGACGAATAGGTTCTTTTAGAATGACATCGTCTTCTTGATGTATGATATAGTCATAATCTACTGTCTTGAGATAATCGAAAAACTCGGACCACGTGACCGAAAGCCCCATGTTTTCTTTATGCAAAAAGGTATTAAATTGATGAGTCTTTCCGAGCAGATCGAAAATATAATCATTTCGAGTTCTTGGATAGTCGTCGATTATAAGGCGATCGACTTGATGCCCGCAATAGTCTAATAGATGTAAAGACTCGAGCGTTTTCGTCAAATACTGAAGACGATTACACGAAAATATTACATGAAGAATTTTCATCAGTATTCAGTATTAAAGAAGAATGTCTGGAATAAGCGACCGCTATGCAACGTACTTCCGAAATAATCGAGCGAAGCATGAAACATATTTCCGCGATATAGAACGAGGCGATTGTACTTGTTTGCGATATAATCAGTCATTTCCCATTTGGTGTAGTCATAGCCTTCGTAATCTTTATCCGAGCGTTCATATTGACCAGTGGCTTTATGGCGATAAAGTGCAGTTCCAGAAGAAAGCGGAGCATCGGGAGTGAGATAACAAACACCAGCCCATGTATTGAATTGATCTGCATGAATCCAGGTGCGATCCTGAGCTGTGCAAATTTGAAATGCTCCAGTGTATCCAGAGTCTTCAAACCAATGAGTGACCTTTCCTCCAGCATATTCTATAATATTTCCAATAATTGTTTTTGTATCTTCTGTTAAAAATGGCACTGTTCTCAGTCCAGGGTAGTTGCCTGAGACTTCGAATTTTTGCGATAGTGCAAATTCTCTAACTGTATCTGGATTACTATAGAAATCGTCGATGATAATCGTCTTTACTTTCATGATTATATCCTCAATAGTACATAAATCGACCAGAAGTTCCGTCCCATCCAGAAACCTTCCAATCTACTTCAATGATCTTATCTTCAAATGCTCTTGTAAAATAATATGATAATGTTTCAATATCATAATGATTCATTGCTGGTTGTTTTAGTAGATGAATCGTTGCTTCATTTATATCTATAAACTTCTCTAAATGATCCGAGCCGAATCCATATAGCACCGTACAGTACTGATGCAGTCTATTATTATTTTGCTGCTGTCTTCGATCAACAAAACTGTATCGCCAAGCGTCGTTCCACTCAAAGTTCAATGGCTTTTTAAAGAATATTTTATCTTTATTTTCTTGCGTTAACAACTTATCATTAAAATCAAAATAGAAATATCGACCAGTTGCCTTGAATACAAAATCGTATTCTTTAATAATTGGTTTGTGAATCTTGAAATATGTATTTAATAACAATGATTCACAAAGACTTTTATTGGGATGAGTATTTACAATTTCAAATGCATCTTCGCATAACTCTTTTAATGGAACAAAGTCCACATTCTTCATATGCCAGAATGTTTGTATGTACTCCATATAATCGTTAGACGAATCAACAATTACAATCTTGGCTTCTGGGAATGCTGCAGTAATTGAATTGATTGTAAAGATTGTTTGACGAAATCTTTCGTCAGCTGCAAATGTAGAACGAGTTGGGCTGTATGTAAAACGCCCTTCTCTTGGTTGAATAGATGAACCGACTACAAATAGATTACGCATAGAAATCGTTCATAATAACTTTGTTCAAATAGTTTTTGTGTTTGTTGTGAATCTCTTCATCTGAGAAATTTAAACCCCATTCTCTACAATCAAATGGAGATATTTTATCTATATTTTCAATTGCAGTCAATAATGATTTAAAATCTCGAACTCGATAACCAGTTTGTCCTTCTTCAACAATTTCTGGGAATGCACCCCAATCGGTTGTAATTACTGGGGTGCCAGACAAATTAGCCTCAATGATCATGTTACCAAATGGCTCAACATAGTAAGTGAGTCCGATTAATCCTTTTGCTTTTTTCATCAATTGTTTTCGCTGTTCAGCATTTGCAACACCAAACACCTCAACATGATCAGGAACTTTAGTGTATCCGAGAGATGCAAGTGATCCAGGACCAGCAATGATTAGTTTTTTGTTTAATCTTTCTGTTGCTTGAATTGCAAGATGAACGCCCTTTTCTTCGCACACTCGACCAAAGTATAGGAAATAATCTTCTTTTTTTTCGCAGTATTCAAACTCGCTAACTGTAAAAGGATTACCAATGACGTCATCAAACCAAGATGGACTCATGAGCATTCCGCGCTCGCCATAGAACATGTGCATATTTGCATATGATGTAAAGACGCGATATGGTGCAAAAATTCCATTTGCTCGATACCCAATCGAAGGTTCAACAACCTTGCATGTTGGATTCATATCGCAAGCAAGTTTGTTGTCTACGCCAAAGAAACACGCAATAATATCACCATCGCTTGCACGTTTGCGAATTTCTTCGCCAGCAAGTTCGTTGAAGCGTTGTATCTCTGTTGGATTTGTTGGAATATCCACATGCTCACAATCAACTTGTGCACCAGGAACGCCATAGTGCACCATATCGAAATGCGGAGACAAATGTTTGATATACTTGTAGCCATGAACCGCAAATGGATCTACACGGTTCATCAACCCTGTTGGATTGCGTGGATTGACCAAGACATGTACTTTCATAACAAACTCACTGATAAAATAATCTATACTATTTAGCGTGCGTCCTTCATAGTCAATGTGCCCCAATATGTTGCACCTGCATCATATGTTATGAAAGTCCACATGTCACGAGCATTTGCTGCTGTTGTAGCTGGAGGCTGTGATCCACCCGCCCAGTAAATTGTATTCGCAAATGTTGGGTTGCGTCCACCAACTCCATCTTGAATCAACAAGAGTGAGAACATTTGACCAGTGCCAGAACTTGGAGCATTTGTAAAGGTAAATTGAACACTAGCAGTCAATGTATGTCTGAAGAAATTTGACACAGACAAGTCTACAGTATTTGCTGCATTCGTATTTGTATTTGCAATCATGAAGTCTTTACTTGACTTCATTATGCATTACCTACAACATGAAGGTTAGATGTTGGCGTTGTTTGGCTTATACCAACATTGCCCTTTCCATCAATATGCACTTTGCCATCAAACAATTGCAAGTATGCGTTTGCAGTGTTATTATAACCAGCAAAATATAGTACACTACTGTTTAAACTTTTTCCCTCACCATTCAAATATGCATTTAATCCAACAGTACCATAACTATTATAGATTTGAGCATAACCAATTGGATGAGCCCAATATGTAGATGGCTCAGTTCCAGCTTCAATTGTCATATTGGTATAATTATCAACTGATGCTGTACCAATCTTAAATTTAGAATTATATCCTGAAGTTGGGTTTGTATTACCTACACCAACAACTCTATTTGTTGCATCAACATAAAGTGTGCTTGTTCCAACAGCAAATAGATTTTGATTTAGGTTGAAGGTTAGATTTGCACTACCACCAGTCGTTCCATTATTATTGAATAGAATCTGCGTATTTGATCCACCAATTGGACCAGTTGGTCCTGTCGCTCCTTGTGGACCTTGTGGACCAGCAACACCCTGCGGACCCTGTGGACCCGATACACCTTGCGGTCCTTGCGGACCAGCATTGCCTTGCGCGCCCTGTGGACCTTGAGGACCTTGTGGTCCTTGAGGACCAGCCACACCTTGCGGACCTTGTGGACCCTGTGGTCCAATATCGCCCACAACACCTTGTGGTCCTTGTGGTCCTTGGGGACCAGCATTGCCTTGTGCACCCTGCGGACCCTGTGGTCCAATTACGCCTTGTGGTCCTTGTGGACCCTGTGGACCAGTATTGCCTATTGGTCCTTGTGGTCCTTGTGGACCAGCAACTGTAGAAGCGTCACCTTGTGGACCAGAAGGACCTTGTGGACCTTGTGGACCAATGACGCCTTGTGGTCCTTGTGGACCAGTGTCACCTTTATCACCAGTGCGTACAAATGTCATTATAACATTGGTGCTATTTGGGAAATTTGATCCAGTAAGAGTTGAATTCAATCCAGCAACAGGAACAACAAACCAATCAGTAACATGCTGATGCGAACCATTAATATTAAAGAATGTATACTCAAGAGTATTTGCTGCATTTGCAATCTTGAATGTGCCTTTGATTGACGATGTTGAGTCATCAATTGTGTTTAGATAATTAAACACATTTGCGCTTAAACGATCAATATAATCAATATACATTTCAGTTGCAGATAGCAACGTTGTATTATTAAACTTAACAAAGCCATTTGTTGGATCTGTGTTTGCTGTATTGGTGTTGAATACATATTCAAAGGTTGCGCCACCAAATTCGCCAGTGTCACCCTTTAATCCTTGTGCGCCTTGTGGACCCTGCGGACCTTGCGGTCCTTGTGGACCTTGTGGACCTGCATCACCAATCACACCTTGTGGACCCTGAGGACCAACAACGCCTTGTGGTCCTTGTGGACCAGCATTACCTTGAGGACCTTGTGGACCCTGTGGACCTTCTACGCCTTGAGGACCTTGTGGACCCTGAGGACCAACCACACCTTGTGGTCCTTGAGGACCTTGTGGACCTTGTGGACCAACCACACCTTGTGGTCCTTGAGGACCTTGAGGACCTTGCGGACCTTGCGGTCCAGTATCACCAGTCACGCCTTGTGGTCCTTGAGGACCAGTGTTACCAGTCACACCTTGTGGTCCTTGTGGTCCAGTGTCACCAGTCACACCTTGAGGACCTTGTGGTCCAGTATCACCAGTCACACCTTGCGGTCCTTGTGGACCTTGCGGTCCTTGTGGACCCTGTGGTCCAGTGTCACCAATCACTCCTTGAGGACCTTGCGGTCCTTGTGGTCCTTGTGGACCCTGTGGTCCTTGTGGACCTGCTTCGCCAGTTGATCCAATTGGACCTTGTGAACCTTGTGGTCCTTGCGGACCTTGTGGACCTTCTGGTCCTGTTGGTCCAGGAACATTTGAAACACCAGATGGACCCTGTGGTCCTTGTGGACCTTCAACGCCTTGCGGACCTTGTGGACCTGCAACATTTGATGCTGCTCCAGATGGTCCTTGTGGTCCTTGTGGACCAAGAACACCTTGAGGACCTTGAGGACCTTGTGGTCCATCTAATCCAGCTCCAGATGGTCCTGATGGTCCTTGTGGTCCAGTAGCACCAGCAACACCTTGTGGACCAGATGGACCTTGAGGACCAATCACACCTTGTGGTCCTTGTGGACCGCGATCGCCTGTACGCGCAAAGGTAATGATCACTTCTTGAGCATTTGCAAATGCAGCAGCACTACCAGTAATGTGTGTAAGATCTAATTCATAGTATCCAGTTTTATCTGTCAACTCACTGATTGAATACAAAGCAAAATTACTTGATGAGGATTTGTCAATTAGATTGAAATAACCTTTAACAGAACTTGTACTATCATCAAGCGATGTGAGGAATGTGAGAATGTTGGCGCCATCAGCATCAACATTATCAATAAACATTTTTGAAGCAAGAGTTGTTGCCGCATTATTCAATCGTAAATTGCCAACTCCAGGATCTGAATCTGTTGTACTTGAACTAAACAAATAACGGAAACTGATACCACCATATACACCTTGTGAGCCAGATGGACCAGTTGGTCCTTGTGGACCTGCCACGTTTGAAACACCAGATGGACCAGTTGGTCCTGTTGGACCAATATCACCCTGTGCTCCTTGCGGACCTTGAGGACCTTGAGGACCATCTAAGCCAACGCCAGATGGACCACTTGGTCCTTGTGGACCAATGTTACCTTGAACACCCTGTGGACCTTGAGGACCTTGTGGTCCTGCAGCACCAGTATCACCTTTGTCACCAGTGCGCGCAAAGGTGATGAGCAAATCTTCTGATTCGCTAAATGATGATGCACTACCAGAAACATATGCACAATTAACTGTGAAATATCCAATGTGATCTGTAAGACCGCTGATTGTAAACAACGCAAAATCATTGGCGTTTGTTTTATTACTTACTTTGAAATGACCTTTGATTGATGATGTTGAATCATCGATTGTAACAAGAAAATTATGAACATTAGTTGATGCATCATCTAGAGTATCAATGTAAAGTTTATCTGCAAGAGTTAAATTTGAATTATTAAATTTAAGTATGCCAGTGCCTGGATCTGTATTCGCAGTTACAGCGCTGAATGTATAATCAAATGTTGCACCACCAAATGATCCAGCTGGACCTTGTGGTCCAACAACACCTTGAGGTCCTGTTGGTCCTTGCGGACCTGTATTGCCTGTCAATCCACCGTACGGAAGAGCGTTCCATCCGAGAGTACCATTACCAATTTTAAATAAGTCTGTATCTGTTTCGATACCCATTTCACCATCAGCGAGAACTGTGTTTGCAGTCGCCCAATCTGATGCTGTACCTCTACGAAACTGAAATTGAATAAAAGGCATTTAGTTTACTCCGCCGCAATCAAAGGCAGGACCATTAGTGTAATTATTTATTGGCGATCCGCCATCAAAGGTATATGCTGTGATTGGTCCTTGAGGACCTTGTGGACCTGTAACGCCCTGTGGACCCTGTGGACCAACAGCACCAGTTGCACCAGTTGGACCTTGTGGACCGACATGGTCCAGAAGGACCTGACGGACCCTGTGGACCTAAACTTCCTTGAGGACCAGATGGACCAGGAACACCTTGCGGACCAGTAAATCCACGATCACCCTTTGGTCCTTGAGGACCAATTGGACCTTGTGGTCCTTTTACACCTTGAGGACCACGACGACCTGTTGTTGCAGTGACTTCCCAAGTTGTTCCATTGTAAATAAATTCTACAGTAACGCCTTTAATATCAAGCGCAACTGGACCAGTAGAACCTTCAATTGTACTATCAAGTGATGTTACATATACTGGATTTACATTCCAATTATCACCATCAGTGACTTGAACATAACCACCAGAAACTGGAGTATTTGGAAGCGTGATTGTAAATGGACCATTGAGTGTTGTGTTTGCAACAAGTCGATCACCATCACTAGCAATATAGTCTAATGTAATTACAGCCCAATGTTGTAATGCACCAGATGCGCCACGTGGACCTTGCGGACCAGCAACACCTTGAGGTCCTCGTGGACCTGTTGGTCCTTGTGCGCCAACTAAACCCTGCGGACCACTTGGTCCTTGTGGACCAGCAGCACCAACTAAACCTTGTGGACCCTGTGGACCTTGCGGACCAGCAAAACCACGATCACCTTGCGCACCTGAAGGACCAGTTGGTCCTGTTGCACCAGTTGCGCCTGTTACACCTTGCGGTCCTTGAGGACCTCTTGCACCAGAAGGACCTGTTACACCTTGAGGACCTTGCGGACCAGCATCGCCAGTTGCGCCTGTAACACCAGTTGGACCACGCGCACCAACTAAACCTTGTGCACCTGTTGGTCCTTGCGGACCAGCAAAACCACGATCACCTTGCGCGCCACTTGGTCCTGTTGGACCAGTTGCACCTGTTAAACCTGTTGCACCAATTGGACCTTGCGGACCACGCGCACCAGCTGGACCTGTTGGACCAGTTGCGCCAGTATCACCAGTTGCGCCTGTAACGCCAGTTGGACCTTGCGGACCAGCAGCGCCAACAAGACCACGCGGACCAGAAGGACCTTGTGGACCAGCAAAACCGCGATCACCTTGTTCACCTTGTGCACCACTTGGTCCTGTTGGACCAGTTGCACCTGTCACACCTTGAGGACCTTGTGGACCACGTGCACCTGAAGGACCTTGTGGTCCTTGTGCACCAGTTGAACCAACTACGCCTTGTGGACCTTGCGGACCAGCAACACCTTGAGGACCGCGAATACCAATTGGTCCTTGTGGACCTTGTGCTCCAGTCTCACCAATTGGACCAATTAAACCTTGTGCGCCAGATGGACCAGTAGGACCACGAACACCCTGCGGTCCTTGTGCACCAGTTGAACCTGTTGGTCCTTGAGGACCAGTAGCACCTGACGGACCAGATGGACCTTGTGGACCGCCAGATGGACCTGTTGGACCAGCCACACCCTGTGGTCCTTGTGGACCTTGCGGACCACCAGGACCTTGAGGACCAGCGCCACCGCGAGCTGTTGAAACTTTTACTTGAGAAGTGTCAGTTGGATTTGCTGCGATTCGAATGGTCGGGTTAGCTGCAGTAACCTTTATCGACGTCATGTTACTTTGTTACCTGAGGCAGTACCGTGATAATTCCTTCAATGATGCGTGTCGTTACATTAGCAGCATCTTTCTGTTTTACATCAAAAAGGTATCTACCTGCCTTGATATTTGCTGAAGTTGCAGAATTCATTGTCAGTAGAACGTTTCCACCAACAGAGTTAGCAATTGTAACAACTAGATTTGCTGTTACATTTGAGGAATAATATGATTTTCGAATGGATGAAGAGAACGCAAAGCCAGTCACGTTAAGTGGGCTTCCATCGTCTTGCGTTAGGTCTAGATTATAGGAGAGATCTGTGCCTTGATCGAGATCTAATTCTACAAATTGCGCCATTTAGGATTCCCCGTTTTATTTTCTTATTTATAAACCTGGGGAATCCGCTTTAAAAAGTTCAATCCCCTGTATTTTTCTCTAGTTTGAACTTCTTTTTAATCATATAGAATCTACGATACCAATTTCCCTCGTAAAAATGCTTCGGGGATTTATACTTATCGAGTTGTTCTGTAGTCCCAGGACCGTATGATGCACTAAAATCGTCTGTTGTTTTAAATGGAATTACATGTAGCAGAGGAGTTCCTGCAGGAATCGTAATATCAATCTTTCTTTTCGGTGAGAGGATTACATTTGCAGTTGTAAACTCTCTGTAGTCTACAACGCCTGGATAGAGATAAAGATCTTCAAGAAATGGGCAATGATAGAATGCAGGAAGCAATAAGGCAGAAACATTTTTCTTACCAAAGATCTTCCATGGT